TATTCATGTTGTTCTTTTTATTTTTTTAAATATTCTCTAATTAATTTTTGTAAAGTTTCTACTAGTGTTTTTTCATATGAAACATCTTTTTTAGCTTGACCTTTTCCCAAAAATACATAATTTCCTTCTGGTTGGGGAGCAAATCCTAAAGATTGAAATAATTTTTTATCAGCATCACTTAAACCTAATTTTTCAGGATTAACAATACTTAAAGCTGTATCTTCTTCTTTAGCATACATACTACCAATTAAAGCTAATAATTCAATTTTATTTGCTTTTATCATATCTGCGGTAATTCCAAATTCCTTAAAAATATCATCAATCATAGCTTCACCTAATATATCTTCAAAAAGAATTTTATTTTCTGCTACTTTTTGTGTTTGTGCTTGAGTATTTTTACCTGGAGCAGTAGATACTGCTCTAGATCTTTTTTCAAATTTTACTCCTAATAATGATTGTATTTTATTTAAAAATAAATCAGGATTTTTTCTGATAGTAAGTATTAAATTAGATATTTTAGCAGCAGGCGTATTTTTATCAGCCATATTTTGTTTTAATTGTGAATCTGTATAGCTTTCTATTGTATCTTTACCTAAAAGACGACCTAAACTTAAATTTGTACTTATACGAGATAATACTAAAGCAATTTGTCCATTTCTGTTTAATTTAGAAATAGCATTCACATCTTTATCAACCCCCCCTTCAGTTTTATCTACTACTTTTTCTGGTGGGGGTGGATTTTTGGGGACTTTACTAGTATCAGGAGTCTTTGGATCAGTTGGAGGGGGACTATCTAATATTTCAGGATTTTTCTTTGTTGGTTCTAGTGGTCTTAAATTTTGGTATAAATCATTTAGTACTTGAGCTCTTGAAGATTTTCTTCCTTTCCATCTAGCTAAAGCTATTACAGCTCCTCCAGCTAATAATCCTACTCCTAAAGTTTTTAAAATAGGAGCAGCTACTGCATATTTAGTAGTAGTCACTACAACTGTTTTAACAAATTGTTGTAATACCATTCCTTTTAAAGTTCCTCCTTCTACAGTAACTAAAGTATCATTAGGAGTAGCACCTGTTCCTGCCCAATCTCCTTTAAATACTTCTTTTAAAGTATCTCCATATTTATTAGGATCTTTAGCTATAGCTTCAATTGTATCTCTAGCTACATCAGGCTTCATAAAAGCTCCTCCCTTTTCAGTAAACATTTCAATACCTTTGTCAAGATTTCCTCCTCCTATTTTTCTTACAGCTTCTAAAAATTCTTGAGGAGAAGAATTAGGATTTAAACTTAAATTAAATGCTCTATTTAAAACTTGAGTTGCCCCTTCTCCAGGTTTAATATTTGCTAAAACTTCTGAGTTTTCTTTAAGAATTTTCCATGTTATTTCTCTTTCTTCACTGCATAAAGCTTTTATTAACCATCCTAAAGCTCCAAAAGAAAGCCCTAATCCCATCATAGATAAAGGCAATTTTGCAGATTTTAAAGTTTTTAATCTTTCACTATCAAATGCTTGAAGTTCACCAGATTTAAGTTTTGATTTAGTATCTGCTGTTTTAGATTTAAATTCTCCTTTTTTTCTTGTTAATATTTCATCATCTGTTTCTTCTCCAAGTTCATTAATTTCCTGATTTTCATTGGTTACTGAATAAATGGCTGCTAATTTTACATCTAAAAATTCTTTTACATATTCTCTTAAGTCATTAATTATAGCATTAGCAGCATCAATAGGAATAAATTTCTCATCCTCTGGAGATTTTTTAGTACCTTCTACTATTCCATCGTATACTTTGCTTATTTCTAAACATACATCAATAAAATCTTCTTGGCGTTTATTATTAGGAAATTCAGGAACTTTATCTTTTATAAGATCATCTAATTTGTCAATAGCTTCATTACTACTTTTTCTTAAGATATCTTTAACTTTAACAGCAGATTCAGCATCAACTTTTCCTTTACCTAAAATTTTACCTCCTGCTTTATATCTACCTAATTTAGATAAAGCATATTTAGCATTTTCCCAAAATCCTTCATTTAAGAGATGAGCTTGATCTATATAAGATATGATTTCATTATATTCTCTATATTCATTTTCAGTAATTAAACCTGCTTTTTTTTGTAAAAATAATTTTTCCTGAATATTAGTCATTTTTTTATTTTTATTATAAATATATAAACTTTTAATTAGACATCAAAATCCTTTGTATAAAATTTTCCAAGGATATTATCATTGAAATACTCTTCAGGGTTTTCTAATACCCCATACTTAAATAAATATTTACATTCATAATATGTTAGTAATTTTTTATTATAAACTAGTTCTAATATTTCACGTTTGAACTCTGGCTGTTTACTTTCTTTTAGCATCCCTAAAATAGGTTTAGCAGAACCATAATATGTTTTCCAATCGCTTTCTTTTTGGATTGTTTGGTGGGTTGGTTTGCGGCCTAGTCCGGTATGGGCAGCAAGTTCTTTTTGCGTTAATTTGCGTTTTATATTGTGGTATAACGCCTTTTTTCCAATATACGATATTCCGCTCGGTAAATGAGTTGTCATGTATATAAACCCGTATAAACCGGAAGGAAAATCGTCTATTGTTTCTATAACTTTATTGTTGTATAGCCACATTATCTATCTATATTTATTAATATTGTTGTATCTGTTGTTGCTGATGTTGGGAGAGGTTGAGCAAGTTTACCTATAGCTAATAGGTTTTGGTCTTCATCATATAAACCTACTGTAGTTACATATGGGGAAAAATACGAACCAGTTGTATTATCTGTAGGAACTCCTCCTTTTGGTTGGTAAAAATAGCTCCCACTATATGAAAATACTGAACCACTTATTTCAGTCGATGGATTTAAAGTAATATTAAATTCATTATCTCTAATAGTACATTTATATTGTGTTTCGTATATTGTAAGTGAAGAAGAAAATGAGCAAGTAACAGCAGATGAAGTTACAAAATTAGATATATCTGTTGATGATCCGCTTGTTATAATTGCTAATCCATGATAATAAAATATATTTCCATATATTGTTGATCCTGATATTAGGTTACCTTCTCCATCATCCGTAATAGTAAAGCTACTTGATTTCCATAAAAAAGTATTAGGTTGAATATAGTTTCCAAATAAACGAGAAGGTATAGATATTACTCCAATAGTTGAATTAGATGCTGTTGGAAAATATTTAGGAAATGTTAAATCTGTTTGTTTATAATTAAAATATCTTCCTGTTGATGGTGATGATCCTACTAAAACATTTCCCATTTCATCTCTCCCAGGTACTATAAATCCAATATTAGCAGGGTCTCCATAACTTGAAGTTCCACCTAGACTTGAACTTAAATAATTTGAATAAAATAATCCTTTAATTGAATTATATACTAAACGTTGATATTGGGTTGACCCAGATACTTGTCCTGTTTTTGGATCAATTATTGGATTAAAAAGAGAACTTGTATTAAGTCCTAAAAATCTATCTATAAAAACATTAGAGGCTGTTAATTCAGATGCTCCTTGAAAAGTAAACGATTTATTTACCTCAAAAGGAGTAATGATTATATCAGACGTTAAAAATTGTTTGTAAGCACTCATTCATTTTAGAAATCTAACTTAATGCGGATTAAGGCTTCTGATGTGAAATTTTTAGGTAATGGTCTAGATAATTTAGCTACTGCTAATAATTCGTTTGTATCATTATATAAACCTATTGTTGTGATATAAGTTTGTGGACTATTTATAAAACTATTATATAATACTTCACCTGTAGATCCTGAAATAAATGATGGATTTTCAGAATAATTGAATTCTGAGCTTCTTGCTCGTATAAAAATATAGTCTGATGTTATAGTTTCTTGGGAGTTAATTTGAAAATTAGCAGAACCACTTATTGCTTGATATAAAGTAGCCATTGGAGATATATTAGGTACACTAGATCCAGTAGCAGAACCACTATATACAAATCCTATACCACCACTTGATGTTGGAGCGGATAATGCTTTAGGATTTAATAATATAGTTCCAATATCTGGAAGCAACCATCCGTATGATCCTGAATCTGTTGTATATCCACTAGCTTGGCGACTAGTATTTGCTGTTCCTGCTGATCCTGATACTAATTGGAATACTCTGCCTGCTTCAGTAAATGTTACAGTAGAAATATAACCACTATTATCTGTTAATGTAACTGAACCAGAAGCTGCTATTGGGCCTTTAATTTGTAATGTTAATGAACCTAAAAGAAGAGCATTTTTGTATCTTGCTCTTTCAAAAGATATTGCATAAAATTCGGATGATGTAATTGCCCCAAAAGTAAAATTTGTATTTTCATCCCCTAATACTAAATCTTGATATTGTCCAAAAATAGTAGCAGTTGGGGATAAACCATTTATAATACTGTTATATACTAAACTACCACTACCAAGAGCATTACCATAAGCTATATCAAATTGCACAGCAGCATTAGATAAAGTTGAACCTGTTTGATAAACACTTAAATAATAATCACCCGAAGAGCCGACCTCTTGTGTTGATGATGTAAAAAATGTTGATAATTGAGGTGTTTGAGTTGACCATAAAGTAGCAGATATAGCATCGGAGCTTATTACAAAATCTGAAGGGTCTAATCTATTAAATGATGCCATATTTTAGGATATTTTTGTTACTGTTACTGGAATAGTTAAACGAGCCCCGCTATCTCTGCCTTCTACAGTTAAAGTAGCAGTTAGTTGTGTATTTGTGCCAAATAATGTATTAATAGTAGTGGCTCTTAAATTAATTGTAGTTCCAACAACTGTTTTAGATACTGATGTTCCTAAAGTTGTAGTTTGATTAAGAGCTTGAGCTTGTGGAGTATTAATACCTACACCTTCAAATGTATTAAATAGTCTAACATCTGAAATTGTAGCTGTGTAGCCGCTAGACTCATATGTGTTTCCTCCTAAATAATTTAGGGTTTGGGGAGTAATGGCAAGTGATGCTCCTTGTTTAATTATAATATTTGTATAACCTAAATCAAGGATAGGTAATCTTGCTGTTCCTCTAGGTAAGGTGACTAATTTATATTTCATCATTTGAGTTTCTTGAGGAAAAGCTTCAAGTAAAGGCATGTTTTCAATTGCTTCTCCATAATAAGAAGAACCGGAGGGATGTGTTGGATTATATAATGTATAATCTATTTCATCGTCTGCTAAAGCAAATTGTGTTATGTTAAAATTTCCTTGTGCTAGTAATTGACGACCTTTATTTGTTAAAATAGCGTCTACAGTTACTATTGAGTTGTCTAGGTATCCCATTTGTTAAGTTTTGTATGTTTGGTTATAAATATATATATTTTTAATTTTGTTATCGAAAATTTATAATTTTAAAGATACTACTTCTTCTGTTTTAGAAGTAATAAATTCTGGTTTTAATATACCATCACTAGTTCCTCCTCCTGGTTTGCTTATGTTTAAAATAATAGTACCTGGATCGTCTGTATATCTTCTTAAAAGAAAAAAATCGGTATTAATACCAGGAGGTATATTTTTGTCTAATTTAAGTGTTAAAGATTGATATGGATTAGGCACACCTGCGGATGAAGTTAAAGATTGAGATATTTGCAATATAGTATATGTTTGACTTTCGTTTCCCATAAATCTAATTTCATCATATGGTTGAGGTTCAAAAGCTAGATTTATAGGATCAAAACCACTATTTTCAATATCTTGTTGTTTTTGTCCCCAAACATCGTTTAAACCAGTTCCTCCTGTCCCTTTTTTAGCAAATAATAAATTAGAATTAGAACCAGTCATCCAAAACTTATCTACAATTCCTGCATTTGGAGTCGGGTATTGGGTTACTTTAAAATAACTATCATCTGCTACCTGAATTGTTCCATATCCATAAACAAGTGTTCCCCCTATATCTGAAACAGCTACTCTATAAAGAGAAGAAGTTGTTGCTGAATTGTCTGTTGCTCTTAAATAATTTGAAGTAGAAGAAACATTTTTATTAAAATAAGGTTGCCAAATATTACCTAAATTATTCCATGAATTTCCACCATCAGTTGATTTTTGTAAAGTAAAAGTTACAATAACTTGTACATTATTTAAAGCAGCAACAAGCTTCAAATATGATTCTAAATATAAAATATAACCTGATCCAGATAATTGTCCTAATGATCCAGTAGGTTTATATATTGAACCTGTAGATGGATTAACTGCACCAGAA